CCTTGAACAGTATTTTTAACTGAATATTTCCCAACTTGCAATCCCCAATTTGCGGGAATTATAACTAGTTCTTGTTTTGCTAAACGATGAGCTTCTTGTTTGGTCCATTGTTTTACGTAAGTGGTTGCGGCTTCTGCTACAGCTTTGATATTACTTACAGTAATGTCAGTGGATTTTCTTTTTGTACGTGATTTTGCCATCTTGATTTTTTCTCAACAAAATATCTTTGTTGACTAGTTGATTTGCAACATGCAGTTCTCTATCATTAAAGTCACTGCGTTCCATTATGTGCTTTTCGTCAAACCGTCCTAGTATGTCTGCTTCTTCATTACTTAGAGGAACACTAACACGGTTTAACAGTTCTACAATTTTCATTTTAAGTGTATGATTAGAGTAATTACTGCACCAATTAGGCCGCCTAGGACAGTGGTACCAATGCCGATGATTACTTTGTTGGATTTGTCAGGTGTGGCCGCAATGGATTCCTTGACTTCTACGATCAAGTGTTCAATCCGACTCATACGGGAATCAAGACTTTGTAGCCTATCGTCCAAGTTCTTATACCTTTCAGCACACAACTCTACGTGCGCCTCTAGGCTTTTTCTCTCAATTTCTGTAGACATAATGTCTTGACTCTTTCTATAAAATCGCTGTTTGTGTTATCAAACGATGGTGTGGTTCAAAATATGCCTAAAGAAGTGCCTAAAGAAGTGCCTAAAAGGTGCCGTGATTAAATATTATTTAAGTCTACTGCTAGATTCTTAAAGTAGATGTTTTTGATAGCACCATAAGGATAGAAAATTGGCAACATAAAACGTGCAGTTTCATCCAGTCCAGTTATAACAGGTATTTGCTCAAAATCTTTAAGCAACCCTCCAACTGGATCATCATAGGTATTAAAAATATCTTCGTGTTCTACACCAAAAGTCCACACCCATATTTTATGACGCCCTTGGTAACTTTCGCCAAACTCCCACCCATCAGTGAGATTGCTTTCAGTAGACACTGGACCTTTGATTATCATGGGTTGTGTACGCAGGCCTAGAGCTTGCAGTACTGTTTCCCAATTACGCTGTTGATTGCGCTGGAATTCCTGCTCAGGCCTATACCGTGTCACCCCAGTAGAGGTAATGTCAACGAGTGTATATCCTGTAAAAAACTCTAGTTCTCTATTCATGTAGATATTTACCGCCAACAAAAAAGGCAGTATAAAACTGCCTTTAGTTGAATTCGTTAACTATTAAGCCAACTTGAATCCGTTGCTGCTGCTTACAGTAACGTTAGCAACAATGGTATTTCCGTACACGCCAAGTTGAGTGATGTTAGCGCGAATGTAATTGCGTAGTTCTGTATCAGTCCAAGCACTGCGTTCTACTAGTACGCTGATCTGGCCGCTGCCGCTTTCAACTTGATACATTACCACAGTATTGCGCTGTTGAATAACGCCAAGTACTTGACTTACGATACCCACGTTACCGCTGGTGCGATTAATACCGCTTTCTAAGGTCATGTTGCTTGCGCCGTAACCTTCAAACGAATTGATTTTGTATGCTGTAGGACGACCAGTTAGACCCGGGGCAATAATGCCTGTTGCTGTTCTTGATCCGCCATCGGTGTTGCCGTCTACATCTGTCCAAACGACTGCTGTTGCGTCGCCATTAACTCTTGTGATTGCCATAGTAAATCTCCAATATACTATATTTATATAGCCAACAAAAAAGGCTCCTAAGAGCCTTTTTGTTTAGTTTAACAACTAATTAAGCAAAGTCAGCTAGTGTTAGTGTCTTAACTGCAACAGTAGTTGCTACGCCAGTAGCCGCTGTAACAACTGTGTCAACGCGAGCTGCAACACTGGCTTCGCCATTATCGCTAGCTGTAGCTGCATCAACTGCAACAACGAAACCGTTGTCACTACGTGGGCCAACAAAAACGATAGAACCAACTGTAGCGATAGCACGTAGAGCCTTGCTCCATGTACCTTCAGTAATAGCTGTACCTGCGCCGCCGCTGTCTGCTGTACTAACGCCAGTACCAGTTACTAACAAGAATGTTGGTTGATAACCATAAAATGCACCAGCAGCTGGGCCGCCGTTTGTTCTTACTTGTCCGATTGCCATTTTAATTTCTCCTTAAATGAATGGGCTTACGCCTCATGTAAATATTTATCTTTTTGTTAAAAAATGGGCTTGTTATTTGTTAAAATGTGCCGCGCCAAATTGTCCACGATTAACAATTTTTACCAGGCCAGCTGGGGTAGGAAACACAAAACCTTCGCCGCCGGGGGTATTGCCAACGTATTGTTCTAGCCCCTTGACTTGTGCATCTAACTGTTGTGATAGATTTACTTTATAAGCATAGATACTATTCCATATGGCTTTTAGTCCAGCATACCCAAGGCTTTCGGTTATTTGCCCACTGGCATCAGTGGCAAACAAACTGCCCGAAAAATCGTCACCGGCCAATGCTTGATATTGTTTAGCACTGGTGTTGGCTTTTAACCATGTGTGTAGATCTTCTTGTGTTTGTCCAGTAATACGTTTATTAAAGTATGTTTTAATTCTGTCTCTAGTGCTTTGTGGAATAGTCGCCATTAGGTCGTCGACCGCGGCACCGTATTTGGTAACAGCAGCATTAGCAGCTTTGCTTAACCCGACCGGCTCTTTTAGTTTGAACTTAATTCCCATGTCGGGCTTGATAATAGCAACACCACCTTTGACATTTTGCAGTCCTTTGCCATTCCACTTCGACGGGGCTCCACCAAGTTCACTGAATTGTTGATGTACAACTATTCCGCCAACGCTCTGCCCTATGATACGTCCTAATTCACTTGTAGTAGGAACGCGGTATTGTACAGTCACTGGTTGAAATACAAACTTACCGGCCTGCACAGGAGGACGACCTGCATACATTAAATCACCCCAATAAAATCCCGGGCCCGCAACTGCGGCATCTAATCCTGCCCATATTGTTGCCAGTCTCTGATACAAATCTGGACGTAATTTACCTGTGGATTTTTGTTGATCGTAACGTTGCCAGTCTTCGGGGCTTTGTGCTAGAAATCCAGCATCAAACATATACTTGTCCATTACTGCTAAACGGCCTTCGGGGGTACGTCCAAATATCAGCGCAGGACTTCCGTCCCATTTGATAGTAATTTGACTGGCAGCAGCAATGGCACCATTGAGTCCTTTAAGAGCTTGCGCCGCAGCGGCGCTGCCATTGAAAATAGCATCTTCAGGGTGAGGTGTGCGCCCAGTGATATCTTCAGTAATAAATTCAACGAATTCTAAAATCATTTTACTAAAGTATCCATTTGTCTAAACCAGGCACCTGTGCCAGGAGCGATGTCTTCAGGCAATGTTATTAGTCCTTTTGCTGCATCTTGGCGTGCTTGTGCTAGTTTTCCTTCACGATCGGGGTCACTTTTTAGTGCGGTCATCATTGATGCTACACTGTTTAGGTCATCTTCTTTAGCCTTGGGTCCTAGTAGTATCTTAGCAACTTCTTTACGAGTACGCCCAACAACTTCGTTAGTTTCTCTGTTCATTAGTTTGGCACCGAACGGATCAAACTTTAGATTCAAATGTTTAGCAATACTGCTCATTAACATAAAGTTGTGTGCGCCTTTGAAGCCGGGTTGATCATACATGCCACGTGGACCATGTTGATGCCAAGGAGCAACAACATCAGCATCAACTATGACCATTAGATCAACTTGAACACTGTGAGTGCCTTGCGGTGTTTTGTAGGGTACTTCAATGTGTACATTACGTCCACTGATTTTTGTTTTGAAACCTTTAGCGGCCATGAACTGTGCTAGTGCTTCTTTGGCTTTTTTATCGTCGGCGGCATCAAACTTTTTCATTAATGTGCTGGCATCGATAAACAAGTCCATGTCCCCACTTTCAACTTTGAATCCAGCTGAACCAATGTGCGGAATGGCTTTGATTCCCTGCGGAAGATTACCTTGCACTAGTTCAATGATCCCGGGCACGTATTCTTTGCGTATCGGCCCGTCACCAAATATATTACCACCTTCGTATAAGTACATCATCTTTTGCTTTTCATTTTGCGCCATAGAGCTTCGGCGATATCAATTTGCTCATTAACTGCTGGTCTACGATCAATCTTACCAGCTGTTTGTACTGCTTTATTAACAGATGCAGCCTTGGGGAGATTCATATTGTAAGAAACCTTACTAGGTGCAACAGATGTTTGAGGTGTAACGCCTGGTCCAAATTTTGGAGTAGGTGCAACTGTTGTAGCAGCAGGTGCAGTTTTTCCCTGTTTAGCAGAACTTGCTGCGGCTCTAGCTTGTCGCCTTCTAATGGCGCTAGGAGTTTGACTTAGTTGTCCAGCAACCTTGCCGCCAGTGCGTTTCTTAACCGCAGGTGTTGCTGCTGGTTGTGTTGTTACAGCAGGCGGAGTTTCTGTACTTGCTGCTGGTGCTGCACCGGTACTTACGCCTTTCATGATCTTGGCATAAGCAGGATCACTTGGCATAATCTTTTGTCCGCCTATTGTGATAGGTTCTTGTTTTGGTGCGGTTGTTGTAGTAGCAGGTGCGGTTGTTGTTTTAGCCTGTGTTGCTTGTGCAGGCTGCTTTTGTCCTGCAGATTGCTTGTTTAACATAGCAATTTGTGCAGGGTCAGATACGGGATTGCCTTGTGCATCAATCCATTGTGTACCTTGCTTGGTGTATTGATAAGTTTTATTATCGTTGCCAGTAAGTTTAACAGTTTTACCTGTACCGGTGTCAGCAAGACTGCCCCACGCTTCGCCAGGGCCGCGTGCTCCACGTTCCCATGCACCTTGTGCTCCTTTAATTACCCCGGCCAGGCCGCCCCTGGTTAGATTATTTCCGCCTTCTGGATTACCGCCTAGTGCTCGGTTAGCCATATTATTAGCATCCGGTGCAGTTGGGTCTGCTGCTGTTGCTTGTGTAGATGTTTGTGTAGACCCCACACGTTGACTTTGACCTTGTTGGGGTTGCTGTACTGGTGCAGGTTGACCTTGTTGTTGTCCTTGTTGAGCTTGATCTTGAGCAGGCTGACTTTGTTGAGCCCCACCAAATGGTATTCCCAACTGCTTGTACACCGAAGAAATTAGTCCATCTTTAACGCCTTGCTTACGTAAGAAGTCAGCAACTACTTCGCTGTCTACAGATCCTTTACCGCCAGTTGGATCAAACTCTTTGTAGCTCTTGCGCCAATTTAGATCTAGCTTGTCGTATGTAATTTTATTGGCTGCGCTGTCCCAACCCTTTTTAACTACGCCACCAACTGCGTCGGCACCACGTTGTACCATACCGGCTAGTTTACCATATCCTTTGGCTAGTTTATTACCAGCAGCACCAACTTGTGCTCCTGCCATTTGTGAAGTATCTAGGTTCTTGATATTACGGACACCAGGATTAGTAAATCCTTGTCCTAGACCTTTAACAAACTTTCCAGCACCTTGCTTGATATCGTCCCAAGGGCCTTCACTTACAGCACGGAATACAGCTTGACGTCCTGCTTCAGTAAGAGCAACACCGCCGCGTGGCTTACCTACGCTTTCACGTAGTACCCAACTACGCACAGTGGCATCTCTATCGATGTATTCCAACATTGGCTTGGTATTAACATAGCTTTGATTTAGTAATTGCTTGGCTTTGTCCACACTGATCATTGGACGTGGCACTTCACCATTAATAACTTTTTGTAGATATTCTTTACTATAACCACCAGCACCTTGTGCGGCTGTGGTTGCGGCTTGGGCTGCTTGCCCTCCGTTCTGTGCTTGCCAATCTAATGCTGCCTGTGCATCCTCTGGGCTAATCATTGGACGTGGCTGCTGACCGCTGATTACTCTTTTTAGATATTCGGCGCTCATTTTTGCGCCTTTTGGTATTTGCGGCAATTCAGATGATGTATTAGTTAAACTACTCGTGTCTGTTGTATCTAGGCCAACATCGGGTTGTGAAGGTACAGGACCCGGGCCTGTATTAAGTCTTGATCGAATGTCTAGTGCTGCATCATTGGGACTAGTACCGGGTTGCAGTTTATTAGTATCTACAATATTTTGTAATTTCTCTGCACTCATTCCGGTGGTTTGTTCAATGTCAAGACGTTCAGCAGCGTCGGCATTTAACCAGGCTTGGGCATTAGCCGCTTTGACAATTTCATTGTTTGCTGCACTATCTGCAGGCAAAACAAAGTTTTGTTGGGTAGCCATATCGCCGGCACCTTTTGCAGCACCAGCTACCTGATCACCATACATACCACCTTGATAACCTTGCCATACACTACCAGCATTGTCACCTGCTTGAGGAAGATTAATACTCATACCGGGCTGTATCGGTTTAGCAAAATCAATTTGAGGATTTAGGCCTCTTAGGTCTTCAACACTTACACCATTGGCTTGTGCAATGTGTCCTAGAGTATCGCCTTTTACAACGGTATATTGGCCACCATCAAATTGTCCAGCAATACCGCCTGCGTCGGCGCCTGCTGCGTTACCAGCTGTAGTCGCACCAAAGTCATCAGGATTAGCGGGGGCCATTTGGCCGCCACCTTTAAGTGCCTGTCCAAGTTGCCCGGCACCATATGCCATTCCACCAGTCTTCAATCCACTCCATAGTGCGCTGCTGGCCTTGTCACCTTGTAGCAACTTGTCAAATACTTTGATACCACCTAGTAGAGCAGCACCACCTAGACCTGCTCCGCTAATACCGGCTAGAGCAATTAGTCCAGAATAAACAGCTCCTTGCATAACAGGATGCTTGTGAGCAAACTCACGATACTTTGCTAGTGCTTTGCCAACAGCACCTTTGTCACCGCCGGCAGCATTTAGCAATTTACTTTGCAGGTTGTCAAAAGCAACATCAAAACCCGACACCGGGCCACTTTGACTGATTTTGGTTTTTACACTATCAAATGCTTTGCTGATTGTGTTAGCAACGTCTGCACCTTTTCCTAGTAGTGTACGATTGCTTGCTGGTGCATCACCTTCTTTATCAATATTACCACCAGCAGCAGCACCGTCGGCTACGGACTTGAACAACTGTTTAATTTGTTCCTGAGACATTTTGTATTCAACAAGCATCTTACCTGCTGAATAAAAATTCTTGTAAATTGGATCTTCTTTTAGTTGCTGCTCAAATAATAAAGATTCTGTAATAATGTTATTAATTTTCATTGCCGCGCAATCTCCGTACACCTCTGGTGAATTTCTGGGGATCTTGCGAACGAATACTGTTTAATAACCTGCGCTCAAGTTCTGCTGCGGTTTCCGCATCATAGTTTTCCTTGATGAAGTTTAGTAAATTTATAGCACCAACGATTACATTACTAGCACGACTTTCAATAAGGTTTGCCTTATCTTTGTCAAAGCCAATACTAGCAAGCTCGTCCAAAATGCTACGGGTACGCTTTTGCAAGATTTACTCCAATTTGTTATATTTAGTGCTTAAATATCTTTATTGGATTTCAAACCTGCAAGCATTTGCTTTAGTTTGGTGCTTTGTGCTTCGCCACTTACTGTGGTCTTTTGTTCCCATACAGGAGTGCCAGTGGGCTTTTCATATTTTGCCGGTCCACCACCGTCATCTTGGGGTTTAGATTTAATTTGACTCATAATACTACTGACCTTGGGTGGACCGTGTCCCTCATCTGCATCTAACCCCGGATCAGTAATACGCATGGTTTCAATGTTGTATTCCAGATCAACTTTTTTCCCAACACCAGTTGAGCTACGCGACTTCATACACTGAATTTGATAACGACCACGTTCGCGCATTTGTCTGCTAGTAAAGATACCAAACACATTATCTGCTGTGTTGATCTTACTAATACCACCAGAAATATGACTGTGGTCGAACTCAACTTCTTCAACGGCTGATCTATTCAACTGCGACGCTGTTACCATTAGTATCTGTAACTCTTTGGCCAAGTTACGCAGTTCTTCTGAAACATACTTGTCCTTAACAAACAAGTCGTTGGGACTAACCTTTGCACTCACCGGCATCAGCAAGTCCAAATAGTCAATCATCATAAAGTCAACTTTTCGTCCAGTTTGGATTTGATACTCTTTCAAGAAACTTCGAATATCATTGATGTTGCTTTGTGCAGGTAGTGCTTTAACTTGATAGCTGCCTGACTTTTTACCAACCATTTTGACCTTTAATGCCGCAGTTTCTTTGTCCTTGCGGATGTCTTTTGTGCTCATATTGGTCAACATGGCCGCTGTACGCAGTCCAGTTAGTTCTTCACTGAGTTCCAGTGTAATGTATACACCATGTAGGTTCTGTTGCACCCAGTTTAAGGCAATGTTCATCATGACCAGCGACTTACCCGAACCAGATCCACCTGCAAAGATGTTGAGTTCACCGCGACTAAATCCACCATACAGTAATCTATCAACTTGTGGCCAACCAGTGCTAACTTGTCCGCCGTTGTCGAAGTATCTTGTGATCATGCCCTCGGGGTCTCCCCAGAAATCCATGCCCATGTCTTTGGTTAGCGAAATCTGTACAGCGTCTTTGATCAGTTTCTCTACTGGTTCAAACTCGCCTTTTTCTAGCAAGTCAGCGGCTTTGAGAATTGCACGTTCAAGTTCTTGTCGTTTGGTAAACTGTTCAAACTCATTCATGAACCAATCGTTGTGGCCTTCACCTACATCGGGCAACGGTTTGAGATCAATGCCCGACACTGCACGAATCTGATCCAGTGTAGGCAAAGCCTTGTACTGATTGCTGTGCTCGGAAATAAACGCAGCCGTTTCTCTAAGACTGCGATCAAAGTTGTCAGGATTATAGATATTTTGAACACGCACATAGTTTTGTGCGTCATGCAACATCATTTCCAAAAACAGCTTTTGGATATCGGTATTGTATTCTTTCATCGTTAAGTATGTATCCGCTTTCGCATGAGTTCAATTTTTAATCTACTGGATTGTTTTCCTGCAAGTATGGCCTTTAGTGTAAACAGCCTGCCGTAGGCCTTAACTGCTTCACTGGTGTCTTTTACTAGTTCATGCCATACTGGAAAGCTCACACTCCACCCATATTCAATGGCCTGTTCGATGTGTTTTTCCCCTGCCCATTCCATTTGCCCGCGTTTGTTTAGATGTCGATCGAAATCTGGGACCACGATGACTTCGCGCCCCAAACTGTCAATAATATCAGCTTGCACTTCACTACATTCATTACTAAGTACAGCAACACCGTCAATTGCCATCGCATCAAAGGGACCTTCTGTGACAATGACAAACTTGTTTTCAGGAGTCTGCTTGTCCATGTTGAATACGTAGTTTGGTTCATATTCTGCGTAGTATTTAGGTTTGATCCCGTCCACTAGTGTTCGGGCAGTATAGCCAATTAATTCTTCCTTCCAGTGGCACGGAATGATAACACGCTTGTGCATGTTGTGCTCGTCGTTGTCGGTGGTATAAAAACTATAACGATTTAATAAATCGCCACCACGTTCGGCAACATAATTTACAGTGTTGAAAACGTGTTCGGGAACCGGTTCGTCTCCAGTAACATTGGTTAGCATTAAGAAGGTTCGCCATTGTTCAAAACTTTGGGCACCCGGGGGCAGGGGACGTGGCTTAAATGTGATTTCTTCCGCGGGTTCTACTTTTAGTTCTTCCGGAGAAACCAGTTCCTTAATCCTAATAGCATCAATAACTAACCGCTTGATGGAGTTTTCATCTGCTCCTAACCAACTCAGTAGCTTTCTGAACTTGAAGTTCAAATGGCGTCCCGGTGTGTAGTTGGCTTTGAAATTACAGTTGAAACAAGAGTAGCTTATGCTGCCATTGGGATTCGTGATGATACCGCCACGCCCCCTAGTGTCACGGCTTTCGCCGTTGTGCTCACAACACACCGCATTGAAACTAGTCCAACCCGAAGCTGAACTAGATTTTCTTTTTGCTGGTAGCAGTAGTTTTACTGCGTCTTGTATTGTGTTAAGCATCTCTAGTAGTATATACTAAAGATGCTGAGAACTCAATAAGTTATTAGCTCAAAGTTACCCAAGTACTACCGTTGTAGCCTTGGAAAGTGGAGCCAACGATGACCATCATACCAACAGTTGGACTTGGGATAGCAGAGTCTCTTGCGCCAGTGGTAGAATAGTATGGTGCAGTGGGTATGGCAGTAGATTGCTTTGTTCCGTCTTGGAATTGCAGGGTTCCGTTTACTAGAATCTTTCCTGCAGGGCTACTTGTTGAACCAGGATTCGGTGTTAGTGCAATGCTACCACCTGCACGGCGTGCAGTCAGTGTGCCGGATCCTGTGTATGCAGGGAAACCTGAACCATTTAATGGGATAGTTTTTGCTTCGTCAGTGTAGAGATTCAATGTAGTACCGTTTACAACCGTGGCGTACCAAGATCCGTTTATTCCAGTCATGCCAGCTGCACCGGCAATCAATACTTTGTCTGGGTTGCCATGACTCACTGCTGTGACAATCTGAACTGGACTAGCCTGTGAAGCAGAGTTAATGGTTATAGCACTAGCAACTAATCCGCCTGCGCCGCCTGTTAGTGTTACAGTGCCGCCTGCGCCGCCATCATAGTTTGATGGATTTGATCCACCATCGCCACCGTTGATTGCAACTGCACCACCGGCTGTGGCAACTGGTAAAGTTCTATCGCCGCCGTTGATTTCAACGGCATCATTGGCTGTAACAACTACATTCTTACCTTGTGCAATAATATTAACATCGTCGGCAGCAGTTAGGTTTACGTCACCGGTGCTGGTAATCATACTGGCTTCACTTGCCAACAAACTACCAGGAATAACGGTTGCGCCATTGGAAGCAAAACGCCATTGGTAAGCACTGGTTGCGATAACCACATTATCGGATGCACCAGATTTGGGACTTAGTGTAACATCTACGAATTGTATATTACCAGTCACTGCATCAATTTGATCATCCACGTAACCTTTCATGTTAACGTTGGCAGTAACGGTAGCAGCATTTGCAGCAATAATGTTGGCATTGGTGTTGGCCATCCAATTTATCATTGTGGTGCTAAAGCTAGCACTGTTACCTAAACTGATAGCGATTTCATTTAGTGTGTCTAATACAGCGGGGGCGCCGTTTACTAAGTTAGTAAAACGTCCGTCGGTATAGGTTTTAAGATCATTTACCAAATTGACTACATAAGTTTCAATAGCAACATTTGCACCATTGATAGTCAAGTTACCATTGGTAACAGTGGTATAGACATCATCGGACCCCAAGTATGTGCCTTGTAGCCAAGCATATTTCCATTGTTTAGAAGAACTACCAATGCTGTAAACATTGCTGGTCATTGGCGTTAGGTTTGTGGTAATAGCTTGATTCAAACGATTATCAAAATATGCCAGGCCATTCCATGCAGTGACACCGTCGCCGAATTTAATTTTCCCTGTGTCTAGTTCATATCCTGGTTCACCATCAAGCAATACTGGATTAACGCTAGTCCATGTAGCAGATGTGTCTCTTCTTAGTCTAATTCTTGTGGTCATGATGTAATTGCTCCGCCACCATCAATGGTGTTGTCTACTGTGTTATAATAAGTTAAATCTGCTGAACCACCCCAAATAGAGTAAACAGCATCGCCGTTGTGAGTAGGAATCTCAGAACTCCATCGATCACCGGTCCATGCATAAGCAACATTGTTGGATGCAACGTAGATTTGTCCCGGTGTTGGACTCGACGGAAAAGTAATTGCTGGCATAATCGTGTATTCCTGTTTTTATATTTATGTAAAATCCTTATGGCGTATAGATGCCAGTGTAAAAAACTGGGTTATTTCCAGTGGTGTCGGTTTTTAGAACGTAATCAGTATTTGGTTGTATAGTGCCAAAATTTAGATAGTTAGTTCCAATACCATCGGTTACTCCAAACACTCCGCTAGTCCTTGAATGAGTTCCAAATTTAATTTGAACGTATTGATTTGTGCCATTAGAAGGATAGAATGTGGTTTCGTATACTATTCCCGGACTTCCGCCAACACCGGTAGTTGTATTGTTTCCTTCGTAACGAATAGACAAATTTGTAGTATTGTTTTTCCACCAAACTCGTTGCCAACTGTTGTCCGAAGATCCAAGATGCAGGGCAGGATACGGAGGGTTCACTGGTGAAGACAATCTTAGTCCACTGTATGATGTGCTACCGTTGTTTAGTGTTATATAGGTATTTGATCCAACATATAATACTGTAGAAGCCGTGCCATATAAGTAGAAGGTAAAAGGAAGATTTACCTGTAGTGTTGCATCGTCGGCAGTAGCACTAACTAATAAAGTATAACCGGCATTTACCAATGCGTTATCGGATGTGGAATTCCATGAGGCACCACACGCCCCATAAACAGGCGTAGTAGTAACTGGGGAGGTCGTAGTTACGTTTGGATCCGGCACAGCAAAGGCCACCTGGGCCGTCGCTAGGAACAATGAAAAAAAAAAAGAAAAAAAAAAAACAAAACAA